CTAAGCTGCTACTGTTAGCGAATCTTGAGCTTTTTCTAGGACTGCCGCCCAGTGGGACTTGTAGCAGAGGTCAACGACCATTCCTTGCTCCTTTGCCCATTTAGCTGCTTGGCTTGCTGTTTGCAGTCCTAGCAGCGCCAGTACCTGTTCCTTCAACTCCTGACTGGTCGTTTGCTTCAGGTCAATCCTGGCTGGCTTGAACTGCGGTTTCAGGTGGCTGGTAACAACCGTTGGGACTATAACTGGTGCTTCGATTTCAGTCGGCGGTTCGATTTCTTCGAGGCTTAATTCAACGGTGTTAGGTGCGGTTTCTTCAATGGCGATCGCTTCAGGTTCGGTTTCGATGACTAGTTCAGGTGCGGTAACAGTTGCAAGCTGTAAGTCTTCAGCTATTTCCTGGCTGGCTATTTCCTTGCCAAGCTTGTGCAGTTCTGAAAGCACATCCGAGTATCTTGGCAATCCATCCCTGACGATTTCTCCGTCCTTTTCTATCCGATAGTCGTACTTTTTGGAGGTAATTTGGTTTTTGACAATTTCAACTCCGAGGTCTTCAGCTAGTGAGCGGGCTTGGTTGGCAACAATACTGTTCTGGCGGGCTTGGTGGTTAGACATCTTCGGTACTCCTTGGGTGGTTTGAGGTTTTTTGTCTATATCTTTATTCTCTTCGAGTGCGTACTAGCGTCAATAGCCTCCTACTTGCTGTACTATCTGAATTGCTTATCGTGGTTCTCGGCAGTTCTATTGCAGGCGTTTATGGATATATCAGGACATTACAAGCAGCTTTTCCAAGCCTACGGCGACTCGCCCCAGGCGTGCCAGTGGTCGAGCCGGGAGTCACAGATTTACCGATTGACATACCTGCTTGGCGTTACGAACCCTAACGGACTTCAGCATTCAGACAAAATCTTAGACTTCGGCTGCGGGACGGCTGCCCTTGCTGACCTACTGCGAGACGTGAACATCCAAGCAAGCTACACGGGCGTCGATATCGTTGACGAATTCCTAGACTGTGGCAGAGCGAAGCATCCACACCATCACTTCTGCAAACAGGGCGACATCCAGCCAAACCAGACATTCGACTACATCTTTATCTCTGGCACGTTCAACAACTACACTGGCAACAACGAACTGTTTTTCGAGACAACTATGCGCTGGTGCTGGCGACATTGCAGCCATGCGATCGCCTTCAACCTTTTTTCGACATACGTTGACTACCAGGATTCGGGACTGTGGTACAAAGCCCCTGAGCAAACAATTCAGTTCATCAAGTCCAACTTCGGTCACTCAACTCCATTCCAGATGCTCAACGACTACGTGCTACCAAGCGGGGCAATTCCCAGCGAATACACCGTCTACGTTTACAGGCAGCCGACAAAATAAAACCCTCCAGGAAAATTTTCCTGGAGGGCAAAAGCCCGTACTCGCGTTCGACGATCGCCACCGACTCATGGCGGCTATGCGATCGCCTTCAACACTGATTCCCTGCTGCAATCACTAGCTACTAGCCGTCCCAGGCGCTGATTCCTGTAGCGCCAGTAGTACTCGTACTTTGCGGTGTTCGGGGTAGCCTTGCCAATCTTGCGATTCATCTTCTTGCTCCTGTGGTTCGAGGTTTTTGTCTACATCTTTATTCTCTTCTAGTGCGTACTGTGGTCAAGAGGCTCCGCTCTGCGGTTCTATCTGAGTTACTTATCGTCATTCTCAGCAGGTCAATCACAGGCGTTTATCGATCCATTACCAGCGTTGAACAGATGCTGGGCAAACACCAGATAGCCATGTATTCTGCACTAGCTTTTGCTCGGCTGGCGGTCAACTGCGGAAACAGCCCCTGGTCAGGCAGCAGCGCATAGCAATGCCCTCCAGAAATGGAGGGCATTCTGCCGAGGCTTCTTACTTGCTAGCAGCAACCAGAGCGTTCAACCAAGTCGCAGACTTCGACTTGTTCCCATCCGGGACGATGCCACGCTTGCTACATTCTGCCTTCAAATCCTTCAGCTTCAGTTTGCTAAAGTCTAAGGCTGGTTCAGCTACTACTGGTACTGGCGTGGCATCGGGCAGGCAAAGCTGGAAAATCAATGCCGATGGCTGGAGCATTCGAGTCATCGGGACGATTTCACCCTCCCAAGGATCTGGCAGTTTGGCGACCAATTCTACGTTCAATCTGACTGGAACTGTAGCAGGCGTAGCAACCAAAACTTCTGTGGCGGTCAAAGCAGTCAATCCATTAACAAAATCAAAAACTACAAGTGCAGCGAAGCCTATCAAAACTGATTCAATTACTAAGGTGAGTACAGATTGCAATTCCATTTCTTTTCTCCTAATTCTTTTCTTTCATCCAGGCTTGAAGCGATTGCCTGTTTGTCTATATCTTTATTCTCTTCGAGTGCATACTAGCGTCAATAGCACCCGTCACAGGAGTTCTATCTGAATTACTTATCGTCATTCTCAACAGTTCAATCACAGGCATTTATCGATTCATTACCATCTTTGAACAACTGCTGAACAAGCGTCAGTTAGCCATGTATTCTGCACTGACTAATGCTTCGGCTAGCGGTCAACTACGGGAACTTCAAAAACTGCCCCTGTTCAGACAACAGAACATACAAAAGCCCGCCATCACTGGCGGGCTGTTTCATTTACCTAGCAAGTCCTAAGCTGCAACTGCACTCGAATCTTGAGCTTTTTCTAGGACTGCCGCCCAGTGGGACTTGTAGCAGAGGTCAACCTCCATTCCCTGCTGTTTCGCCCATTTAGCAGCTTGGCTTGCGGTTTGCAGGTTGAGCAGTGCCAGTACCTGTTCCTTCAATTCTTGGCTGGTCGTTTTCTTCAGGTCAATCCTGGCTGGCTGAAACTGTGGCTTGAGCAACTGTTTTACTTGCTTAACTTCTTCTACAGGAGCTTCTTCTTTCGGTTCCTGTGGCTTGTAAGTTTCGTCTGCGAGTTCTGTCCCATCTCCATATACGATGCAGAGAATTACTTGGTCGTCGGCGTCTTGCATTTCTTCTTTCGAGTAACCGTACATTTCCGCTCTTGCTTCATCAAGAGTGCCGTGGCTGGTGATTTGTCCTCTGTACAACGTTCCGACCGAGTAACCTACAACTTTGACGATGTTTGCAGCGTAGGTGCTAATGGCTTTGGAAACTTCATCAAGCGTTCTTACGTGGGCGATTTCTTTGCCGTCCGAGTTCCGATTGAGATGCCAAGGAAGTTTTTCGTTTACTGAATCTTTCGAGAGAGTTAAGTGATACTGTGCTGCTTTGGCTTGAACTTGTGCTTGCTTCGGGCTAATTTTCATTGTCTTTATCCTGTGGTGGCTGAGGTTTTTTTGTCTATAACTTAATTCTCTTCGAGTGCATACTGGGGTCAATAGGCTCCGCCAACGGGTTCTATCTAATGTGCTTATCGGTTTCTCGACAGTTCAATCACAGGCATTTATCAAAGCAGAAACCAGCCATTTTGCAACTGCTGTCCATTCAGCAGTTAGCCATGTATTCTGCACTAACTTTTGCTCTACTAGCAGCCAACTCCGGTAACACCAAGTTCACCCCCGTTCGGCATTAATACTGGATTACGCACAACAGGAACTTGGCTTGCGCCCTCAAAGTACTTTGACGACTCTTTTCCGCAGTTCATTAGCAAATCGATCGCTGCAAGCTGTGGCATGAACCCTTCTCGAAACTGCGGGTACACCGGATTCAGCCACCCCTGCCACTTCACCTCAACGCCAACAGCAGCGAACAAACTTACATCCAAGTAGTCCTTGGCAACGTCACCAGACAAATAAATAGTAGCTCCAAAAAGCTGGCACATCTCTACTAACTTCAAATTCCTATCTTCTGACTCAATGGGCAAACTAGACGCCATTACTACCCTTGGTCGAAAGCCTAGCCAGTCCAGGTGCAGCCTTATAAACCCCATCTGCAAATCAACCAGGCGATCCCATTGCTGACCAAGCAACCCTTCTATGTCTTCCCAGTAATCCCCAAAATACGGGGCTTTCCCATACGCCTGTCGAATCGTCGCCGCGTGCTTCCGCCCCCAGAGCCGAGCGTTATCTATCTTCACGTCAGCGATCGCCGGGAAGCCCTGCGCCTGGACTGGAACTGTCAACCATACCCAGTCATCAAGACTGCGAATCCGGTTGCGGTTGTGGAAGTCGTTTTTGACGTACTGCACACTGTCATAAATCACAAACACATCACACAACCGAGCCTTGTCAAAAAAACCTAGCCACGGCAGATACCCTGGTTGCATTACAGCCAACGTCGTCATATTTGCACAAAAAAACTGGGTGGATTCCACCGTTTCTAAATGTATGAACAGAATTACCCAAAACTAGATAATTTGCCCACACCTCACTCCACGGTGTAAGTGAAAACGTTCTTTCTTAGTGCTTACGCTTCCTCAGTTTCGAGGTTGGCTAGGAAACTCCAGTTAGGAACAGTAAAATAGTCGTGCCTACGATTTATCTTGCCGGAACGTTTGATCTGTTTATTTAGTTGTAACCACCAGTGCCATACGTGCTTCCGATCATTCACCGACAAGTAGGCGGTTATGGCACTGGGTAATCTTTCAGATAATGTCATGCCGCGACGAGCAATTACTAATGCCGCAGCACAGTCACTGGATAGAGCATACATTTTCATGTACTTTACTAATCCAATCAAGCTGGAATAAGCTGCATTGACCGTTAATAGTTCAATACCTCGATTAGATAAGATTGATTCGAGTAATTCGTAAAATCGGTTGTACGCCCAGCTAGAAAGCATTCGAGCGTATTTCCTGGACTCCTCCCCACATCGTTCTTTTTTGTTAGCAAAATCTAACTCCTCACATACAACCGGGCAGGCAAAACAAATTGCAAGGTTAGCCAGAGACAGACAAGCATCAACGATTTGAGCCTGTTGCCTACCAGATGGGAGTCCCATTTTTAGGGGAATTTGTCCATGAGCTTTCAGGTTCCCTTCGGTATCGACGTAGCTCCAACCAATCGAACCGGGATTCATGTCAATCCCAATACAACCGTAGTTACGATCCTTCGATTGGCGCTTCACCTCAGAAGGTGTGAACTGTACTGCAACATTCCACTTGCCATCTTTCTTGAACAAGTGCCAAGTCTTAGATCCTGTTTCAGACAATCGATTGATGTTGCGATCAAAGTTGCCAACCTCAGAAACTACATATTTCCCAAACCGAGATTCTAGACGGGTAGGAACTCGAAACGTAATAGATTTGCCGTCCCATTGCGCGATCTGATTCCCAAAACTTTCATCCTTAGAGCCAACAATAAAAACTTGTCCATGAGGGACAGCCACCTTAATAAGCTTATATTTTAAGAATTTGATCTTGGACTGAATCAGATACAGTTTACGTTTTTTGTGGTGAATCTGAAATTTTAAATTTTGCCAGTTCGTGTCTTTATAGCTCAACGAACAGGAGAGAGGGAAATTGCAACCTGTTTTTGAATTCTGCCAGTTCTTTTTTGCGTAGAACTTTCGAGCAAGTTTTAGCTTGCGTTCTGCCTTCTTGATCCAAGCTTCGATTGATTTTGCCTTCCCTTCCAACGTTTTGAGATGCAAAACTCGATGTTCTTTCGAGCCGTCTACTTTACCTTTTGCATAGACAATTACGCCATTCGCATGACGCTTGCTGATTTGGTAGGTCTTCTGCAAATGTGTGTTCCAAGTCGATTTGTTAAATTCCGCTTCAGACAATAGATGATTAACTGTTTCAATTGCGGCATCTCGAAAGATGGGCGCAAACGCTTCTAGAAACATCTCAAAATTAGTGAAGCCTAATGCGTTTAGCTCATCCAATGGTGTTGGAAGACCTTTGACATAGGTTAGAGAAGGCATTGGTTCGACCTTTCAACGCTGCGTGCTATACATTAGTATATCAATATATGCGGGGGTTATAAATGCCATTCCAGAAAAGTCACAAATTTGGTTTTACCAGTGATGAACCAATGGATAAAGACCCCGTGTGCTTCAAGGTGAAGCTAGGGGTCAAAGCCAAATTAAAAGCCGTTCCAAATTGGCAGGAACGGCTTAGAGAATGCGTTGATCGGTTGATAGCTGGGCAAAGGGAAAGCGATGGGTAGTTTTGTCTAGAAAATAGCTAACAGCTTCCAGCCCATTTATAATGCAGCCGTTTAACTAAAACTACCAATTCTTAAACAAATCGCCATCAAATAGCTGCCCATTAACTGGAGGCTCTGGCTTCTGAGTCTCGTTAGCCGGAGCAGCCTTATGCTTCTCCTGATCGAGCCATGACTGCTGATAGGCTGTCCAGTACGGGTCGTCAATTTCTGCCCGATTTTCCAAGTGGGCTGCCTCTTCCCAAAAATGCTCCACGCCTCGCTTCATAGATCGTCCGCGACGGGTGTGCATGTCGAGCGCAGCATCTGGCACCTGGCGTTTCGCCAGCGGCGTCTTGCTGTAGAAGTACAGGCAAACGGCGTGGTCGTTCATGCGGCATTTGGGGGCACGGCAGGCCAGGATGATTGCATGGGTGAGAAACAAGGCGTCGTGGTCGTCTTCCTTGCCGACATTTTTCTTAAACCAGTCTGCCGTCTGGCATAAGGCGAAAATCTCAGCAGCCAAACCAGGCGCGGCAATCCCAATATCCTCACTAACAATTACTAGCAATCGTTTCCAAGGATATTGCCTATACCCACTCTTATAAATCTCGGCAGCCCAATACAATGCTCCGTCTTCATCGCCTCGTCGAATACATTTTTGAAAGGCAGAAACGCACTCTCCTAAATCGTATCCATTGACGGTGCTAATCGGTGGTTTTCCCATAGATTTTTCTTCCAAAGAATGCTTAGAGGTTCTCTTAAGATCGTAACTTTTGTGCTTTTTGAAGTCACATTTTTTCGTAAAGAATTTGCTAGTTAAAAATCGACATTTAAAGTAGGCTGCCATTCGCTCTTTCTCTTAGAGCGAGGGCTATCTTGCTTTGGCTTAATCGCATCTCCAAAGTACTTTTTCAAAAGTTCAAAGTCTTTTTTGCCAGTTTCTTTAGTTCTAAATTCGGCGGCACCTCCAGTACCAGTAAAAGTATCTCCTGCGTCTCGGAAGCAAAACCTATCATCAAAAAATGCAAATCTGTGATGATATTTGTTCAGCAAAACTATCCAAAAGTCATCGTAAATATCAAAACCTTCATGCCACCAAATCTTTGAGCCTGGACGTAACCCCATACCCGATGCCCAACACATTCCTGTCATCCGAAACGGCTTTAGTCCGTGATAATTCCTGGGGTCAGGTTGCGTGTTGAACCCAAACAAATAGCACCCCATTTGAGCGGCGATATCGTCAGCGTTGTAAATTAACTCAGTCGCTACTTCTGGCGAGACTTTATAACTGTCCCCCTTGGCGGCGTGCAGCCGGACGCAGGAAACGATGTCATCATCCAGAATGAACACATGATGTCCAAAGTGTTCGTACATCCACGCCCACTTGCGGGCCACAGGCCCTGGAATTTCCAAATCTTCGGGATGCGCGACCACTTCAACACCAGGGTTAAACTCCCGATAGGCTTCCGCCTGGGATTCGGCAACGCACAAAATTGCGCCGTTGACTACGCTTGTCGTCTTAACGCAGTTGGCACGTCCACGACTAGGAATCAGTATTTTGAGGCTCACGCTCTCCTCCCCTTTGTCTCCAAAGTACGCCAAACTGCTCTGCACCTAAAACGTGGGACTGCCCTATGTGCGTGTTCTTGTAGCTTTTTTCCCGGTTCAGTTGCAAGGCGGTACACAAAAACGCCCAGTCGATATCGTTCGTGGCAAAGATAATCGCGCAGTGATAGCTTTCCGAAAGCTGCGCCACTATCGGGTAAGCTGGTTCCTCTTCCTCGTCCAACAAGTCTTCGGTGCCCAGTTCTGCCGATTTCAATAAACTGGTGTCCAAACCAGGGATATCATCCCCAACCTGAGCGACCAGCATTCCTAACTGGTCTAAATCCCAAGTCGCCAAATCGCCCGTGGCATTATCGGCGATGCCTCGGCGGATTGCCTTGGTGTCGTCGTCGTCCACAAAATACACATCAACCTCTGTCCAGCCAAGCATCTTGGCTGCCTTGAGCGTATGGTTGCCGACAACCACCCGGTTCGTACTGCGTTGCACAACGAGCGCCCGATGCTGACCGAACTCACGCAGCGAATCTAAGATACTGGTGACATCCCCTTTACGGGCGTTATCAGGGTCGAGTACCAGTTGCTCAACCGGAACTTTTACTATTTCCATTTCTACCCTCGTTTTCTACGAGGATTATCACCATCTGCCAAAGCAGGCGTTTGCCGATGGAAGCGATCGCTAGTCTATTTATTTTTCTGCTTGCTGGGCTTTACCTTCTTGGTTTGTGTCTTTGAGTCATCCTTTTTTGGTGCAGTAAACCCTGTAATACTGCCTTCCATCTGTTCTAATTCTGAAATATAATTAGCATCCATAAGAAAATTTACCCTCCTAATTTATCTAAGAACTGCTTTGCATTTTGTGAAGATAAGGTCATTGTATACACCCGCGAACCATCAGCATAATTATATTCTTGCCGACTAAATCCAATCTTCTCGTAAAACTTAACCGCTCCAGGAAGCGATTCAAGAACAACCCTACCTTCATAGCCTTCTTTTATACTTCTGCGAACAACTGCGGCGATCGCTTGCGTTCCGGCTCCCTTAACTTGCTTGGGATGTCCATCAATCGTATTCCAGCTAGCTGTAGCTAAATAGCTTACAAGCAACGTAGATTGAATACGCCGCCTTTCGACAAGGGCAACAGCTTGCAAGTTTCCTTTTGCGTCAGTCACTCCAACGAAATTATTTTTGTTATATGTCTCTTGAATGGCTTTAATTATGTCAGCATTGTCAGCCGTTTTGGTTTCAAATTTAGCTGCTTCTTCATCAGGTAAAGAGTTTATATAGTCCTTTCTTTGGTTTGTCCAATCTTGAATTTGATCTTCAGCATTTTGAGAAAACTCAGACTCCTTAAATGTTGGACTGGTGCTTACATTTGGTGTGTTTCCTCCACCTCCGCCCCCACCGGAACCACCACCTCTCTTATGGCACACTCTTCTCGAATATCTTCTACTTCTATGCTTCACAATACCCTCCAGGTAATTTTGTCTACCAGGATTATCACCAGCTGCCAAAGCAGGCGATCGCAGGGTTCTTTCCTTCTACATTTTCTCAGAAACGGTAAATCTTCCAGAACTGGATGCTCCCCCCTGCATCGGAAGCGTGCCGGAGCGTTTTAGTAATTTCGCAGTTCCTTCGTTGACCTCCGCCTCAAATTTATTTTTGAATTCTGGCGGCATTTCTTCCCAGGAAGGAACGTCTTCGCCCCCGTGATTCTTCAAGGCTTCCACGACAGATTGATAAAGCTTTTCGGCTAAACTCATAGTTTCAACAGGGATTAATGCAAAGCCGTGATATTACTGGATTATTTTCGGCATGGACACGTTTCTACTGATAAAGTTTTCGTCGCAGCATACATTAACCATTCTTGCCTTGTTGCCTTAATTCCCTTAACTCCTGCCTAGTGCGTTGATAGCTGTTTGCTTTTTCAATCATCCTTTCAAAAGCGATCGCATAAGCTTCTAATTCAATCTCGGTTTTAGATTCAATTGAACCAGTGTGCTGTAAAAGCAAGCGCTCAAAGGACTGTGCCAGTATTTCTCTTGCAAAAATTTTTTGTTCCTCGGTCAGGATCATACAAAATTTTATTTATCTGCAAACCTAGTATCCCATGACGCAAAAAAAAGCCTCAGCAAAATTGTCTGCTGAGGCGTGGAAACTATGAAGCTAGTACTTATATTTCCAAACTGTCTCTACGCCAAACTCTTGGCTTCTAATCACAATCTTGGTCGTGTAGGCTTCTTCCCCTTCTGGGGTGATTCCTATGCCAGAACTAATTTCACCTTCCAGCGATCGCCGCACATTCTCGGCGACCTCGGCAACGTTAACAATCGGGTCAGAGAACTCAATCTCAAGCTCAAAGCTAATCTTCATCCTCGTTGCCCTCCCCACCATCTTCCCAACTACAAGAAATCGTGGAGCACTGATAACCATCAATGGTGACACTACCATCTTCACACTCAACAGTGATTTCTTCGGCGTGGGGGTGGACTCCATCGGTTCTAGGCAGAACGCCTTCGACACCAGCATTGGAGGTTCGATATTCAGCCTCACTAAGAATTTCTGCAATCCTTAATGCAGCAGCATTACTATCAATTTTAAAATTTTCGTGTTCAAAATCCTCGTCATCAAACGTAATCATTATGGACAATTCAACTTTTTTCATTTCTTTCGTGGTTTGAGGTTCCTGTCTTGAAAGCGAAAGCGAAAGCTAATTAATCATCATTGCCGTAAAAATCCTCTTCCTCGCCCTCATCGTCTTCGTCTTCATCCTCCTCTTCCTCGACCTCAAATTCAGGGGCTTCCCAAACATTATCAAGGAATAGCTGGGTCGTTGCGGCGCCGCCGACAAAATCTGGAACTAACAACGAAAGCAGGTGCTGATAGGATTCAAGCCTGCCATTCCAATAAGCAGCTTCAAGAACCCTGCCTTGTCCAACAGACCGAATTTGCTTCTGAATGACATTGCCGTAAAAATTTTTTAGCAGTGCCAAATCAATAACAACTGGAATCGCCGCGTTTTCTGGCGTTGAGGTCATTTACTTAAACTCCTTGAGTTTTAGTTAGGTTGATAACTTTATCGTCTCTGAGTGCTGCTAAAAGTCAAGGAAAAAGTTTTAAGAAACAGAGCAGGCGAAGGCGATCGCCATGCCTACAAACCTAGCCAAAACAGCTAAGAGTTTCTAGCCGCTTCATAAACATCAAGCATTTGCTGAATCTGAACTTCGGACAAACTTTCAAACTGCTCGGTCGCCTTATTTGAAACATACTGCGTCCAATCTTCTAACGCTATTCCAGTTTTTTCAGCCAAGACTTGCAAAGCTATTCCTGTGGCTAAAATATTAACCACGTACTCGTCTCTTCCCAGAACAACATGACTTGTCGAGCCAGGCATACACCCTCCTAATAACCTGCTGATAAAATAACATGACCCAATTAACTAAAGCGATCGCTACCGAGCTAATCAACTCCGGCGGCTACCTGGGGCAACCCCCAAAGTTTGACGTTGGCGATGTCGTCGTCTATCGGTTGGCTAACTTCAGCGAACTTGGCTTTTACCCGGAATCCGAAGCAATCTTTGGTGATCGGCAATTCAAAATCATTGACATGCAGCACTGCATACTAGGGCTGCCAATCATGGACATTGCTTGGGAATACACAGTTTCCTGGCATCCCATGACCGTCAGCAACTGTACTAAAAGCCGCACGTTTCTAGAACCGCAGCTAGCTTTGGCTATGACATCAAAGCAATAAAATACACTTGAAAGTTGTACACGATAGAAATTTTTTCATCGTCGTCCGGGTCGGGTACAAGCTTTTGAGGGTAGTCACCAAAGTACTTGGCGTCATGCAGAAAAATCTCAACGGTGCGTTTCTTTAGCAGATGCGCGTTATCAACAATCACCACGTTGTCTTTGTTTCTGGCAAAATTTTCTATGAACAAGTCGAGGTAGTGCCTCGGTCTTGTCGCTGACGGCGGTGGCTGTCGCCCAGCTAAAGCTATAAAAATATTTGCATACAGCCGAGCCAACTCGTTGGCTGGCGTATAGGATTTGTAAAACTTCCGCACTTGGGCGATCACAGCCTGAGCGTCTATCCAGTGGCACTTCGGCAAGGCGGCGCATGTCCGCTTGGCTTCCTGCTTAACATCAGGGGCAAGACTAACAGAGCTAGGGCCACCGTCAAGGTACAGCTTGTCGAGCAAACCGAGTTTCCAAAACTCTTCTGCTACGGTTCCTATCAAAGGCATTGTTGGTTTCTGGCCTGAGGTTCATCTTTTAATCTACAGCAATCGGTGCAAGCGATCACGTCGCAGCTACAACCCATCCGAGGCTACCTCCAGTTCAGCGATCGCCCGTCGCTCGGCGAGCTTCCAGACTGTAAACAGGTTCCTTGCGTACTCCAATTCGGCAACGAGTTGCCCTCGTTGCTGAGTCAAATCAATTAACTCCTTCCGCCAGTTCCTAACTTCCTCGTTGCCAAAGTCTAATTCCAACTTCTTGGCTTTGCGCTGCTGGTCGTTCTTGAGCGTTTCATCGCAAGCGATCGCGCATTCAACATACGCTTCGTGGGCTTTTATCGAACCCTGCGTAGTTGCGATCACTTGTTCTAATTGCAACAAATCTTTTTGCAACAGGAAAATCTGGTTCGGAAATTCGGGGTCAGTCATTTCAATAAAACAATTACTTCAAAGCTATAGTCACCAGGCATTGGTCATCGGGCATTGGTCATCGGGCATTCGTCATCGGGCATTGGTCATCGGGCTAATGACTTGCGTATGCAGGCTGATAGCTCCGTGTACACTCCCTTTTTTAGTGGGGGTATCTATCAAATGAGAATATGCCCCGGTTCTGTCACCACCGATTTGGACTGTTGTTATTCTCCAGGTGCCGCAGCAGCAAGCAAATCAGTCACTTCGCCTTGCTGATTTCGGCGGTTGTCATCGTAGATCATCAACGTATCCAGCTTGGCGTGCCTCGACAGGCGTTGCACCTTTCTGGCATCGCCTCCTGTTGCATCCAGTGCCGTGGTGATGCCGCTGTGGCGAACTCTGTGGGGCGACATCAGCTTTTCTATGCCCGCTTGAGAGCAGATTGTCGAAACTAAATAATATAGTCCAGAACCGCCCAATCTCTGACCATAACAGGCGTTATCCAGTGCAATAAATAGCGGATCTTGTTGCTTACAATCACCTCTGTCAGCCAGCCAAGCAGTGATCGCTTCCGAGCCACTGACACTGAGAGTTACTTTCTGCTTCTGCGTTCCTCGACCTTTTCCTAGAATCCACAGAGTTCGCCTACTGGGGTCATAATCAGCAATGTTTAGCTGACAAATTTCGTCTCGGCGCAGAACATTATCCCAAAGCAGCCGCAGCAAGGCATAATCGCGTTTCCCTTTCAACGTGTTACGGTCAGGAACGGCAATCACTTGCACCCAATCTTCCTTGTCCACACCGCTGGTATCTCGGTAAGTTTGTACCTTTTCGCCGTAGACATCTTGTAGTCCCCACTCACACTTGCCAACCTTGCGGGCATAACTGACGAGCGATCGCACGGCGGACAGCCGCCGATTAACGGTTGCTTCCTTCAGTCCACGCTCAATAAGGCTTGATTTGTACTTCAGGACGACGGCTACAGCCGTGTCTCGCTTCATCCCAAGGAATTCAGCCAGCAGCGCTGGTGTCGGTTCGCTGTTTGTGGCAGTCAAAAAGAAATCTTTCAAGTCCCAGGCGTATGCACGGCGGGTATTGGGCGATCGAGTATCAGCTAGGTGTTCTGCCAGCAAGTCTTGCTCGTGTCCAGAGGTAAAGTCGCTGAATGAGGATTTAGTCGCTAGGTTGCTCATGTTCGTGGTAATTGACTTTGAGCAAAGCGTCACCACCTGATTAGCGTTACTTTAATTCCAGGAAAATTTTCCTGGTTTTCGACTCTCCAGTTGAGGTAGCGATAATGGCAATTTAAGCTAGGTCGGACGGCAGCAGCATGAACCAAAAAAGATTAATCTACAAAGCTTTGCAGTCATCTACACGGACGCAGAACTTTATTTATGGTTCAAAAGCTTGATTTGATAAAAATTGGCTTTTCAGGGACAACCTAGTACAGTTTGTGTTCAGATAATCCCTTAAAAAATATCAGCCATCCAATGCTTCCAGTCAACCAAAAGAGTAAATAAACTGGACTTGTAGCCAAGCCAGTCAAAGTAAGTTGATAATCAAGAATACCTATATGCCATGATCCTCCACGCGAGAAGGACTGTAAAGCTATCACAGCATGTCCTAATGAAGCAGCCAAAGTGTACAATTTCCACTCGTATTTCATAACTTCTATGCTCTTTTTCTGGAGTATCACCCCCTAGCTGTCTAATTGTTATGTAAGCAGGTAAGCTGAAAAAGGAATCTACCAGCAGCAAAAGAAGCGTGATAGTAAAGAAGCCACGTCATCGCCCACAACGAAGTTTTCCTGATGCCCAACGTATAATTGTGGAATGTGAGTTAGATAAGTGTATCCATTGTAACAAAAATTTAGTTAACCAAGATAGTACCCCCCTTTTTTACCAATCCCCTATTTGTCACGAGATGCAGAGTTAATCGCAATCGAATCCCAGATTCGCGCTGCGATTAGAGATTGTGTAAATCGCACTAGTCGCAAACCTTTTAATTGGGGTGGTTTAATGGGCTACCAGCAATTATCAGCGATCGCAGAAGTACTACGTAGTTTACCATGCCGGAAAATTGACACAGATTATTTATCTCTTTTGTCAGTATGGGTTGACCTAGCCTTAAGTAACAATCGTTCAGTAGCGTCAGACTTGTCAGAAACACACAAGTGGTTGCAACGAATTGCCGATTGTTTACGCTACCCTAATAACTCCGACTACATCTCAGGCAGTGTAATCGATATTACAGAAGCTGCAAAATTACCTTTAACAAGTTTTCAAGTCCAATGCAAGATGGAAGAGTTGTTACAGCAGTTTGTGCCTGACCGTCAACAGAATCCGGCACCGTTTGCCTTGAAGAAAAAGTTACGACGTTTATGGGATAAATACGGTACTAATTTACTCCACTGCTATGATATCCCTGGCTTACCGCCAGATAACCTGAAAATTGAATCTATGTTTAGCCATTTGCGTCGCCATCAACGGCGCATTAGTGGGCGCAAATCCACGGCTGAATTGCGTGATTTTGGACAATATCAGGTTCTCTTCCTCGCCGAAAGCGAAAAACAGTTACTTGCACAAATCCAACAAGTCCCTTTAACAGAGTATAAAATTCAACGTCGTAGATTAGCAATGGCTTTAGCTCCTCGTCAACAAAAACATCGCCTTCATCATGATCCAGTCAGCGCAATACAAGGTTTAGTTCATCAACATCAAGAACTTCTCTGTGTCCTTGAGTCTCAAGCTCTTTCATACCAATTAGACAGCTAGGGAGTATCACCACTCGTCTCCTAAAAAGGGGACATCTCTTCGTGTTGCCAGAATCCGCAAAACAACCACCCATCCAGCCAAGAAGTCGCAGCAATCAATTCCGGGACAAAATCTTGCCCACCCGCCACAACATCTACTACTAAATACTCCTGCTGCTGGGAGCGGCACAGAACAAAGCACCTATAGGGATTCGGCAGCAAATAAGCTCCTTCTTGAGTTAGCAACTCCATTTCATACAACCTTTTACGCCCAGTACCAGTAAAGTCACCAGACTGGTGTTAATCATTACTGAACACGAATTCGTAAAAGAAAATGGCGAAGCAGCCCATTGAACTAGGTAACAAAGAAATTCAACAAATCCGTGTCATGGCAGGCATGGGACTTTCGATAGAAAAAATCGCCTTAATTCTAGGATTTTCTGTGGCGACTTTCTACCGCAAAAAGAAACTGCTTCCAGAAGTAAAATCTGCCTATGACATGGGACTAGCTCAATCCGAATACTCAATCAGTAAGACTCTCTACGAAATGGCGACGACCGACAAAAACCTAACAGCCATTATCTGGTGGGAAAAAACCAGGTTCGGGCGTAGCGAAAGAGCAGAGATTAGCCATACAGTCCAAACAGACGACAAACCCCAAATTTTGGTCTACCTTCCTGACAACGGCAGAGACGAGGTAAAACTGAACAAACAGCCCAAGGAAGCATAAAAGCAGCCCAGTAGCTATACCAGGCTGCCTAAAAAATAATTGAATTCTGCGATCTAAGAATATTAGCAGGATACGACTAGTTAAGGTATCCCTCAGCATCCTTTATTGCCGACGCTACATTTTGGCAAGCTGTGGGAGCTGTGGCATCAGAGCAACTAACGCACAAGTTTAAATCTATAGCGGCTGGAGCTAAATAAATTCTGATGGGCGAATCTGGAGCAGCAGCTTCAGCTTTAGCTCGTATCGCCTTAGCCTGCGACTGAAGTTTTTGCATCTCTTGAGTGCAGTTTGACTTGGATCTCAATTCTTGCCCAGCTTTATGCAGTTGTTTTATCTGTGCCAGTAAATCGGGGAATTCATTTGACATTGCAGCAGGGGTAGGCGTGGGCGAAGGTGCGGGACTAGCAACAACGACAGGCGTTGTCGTGGCGATCGGAGCTTGTGCTATTTTTTCTGAGCATCCGGCTAAAAGCAAAATAACAGCAATTGTAAGCTTCGTTTTCATGATCGAGAGGTTTGAGGTTATCTAACTTAGATATCCCTTTTTGGAGCGAATTTTAACAACAATTACAAAGATTTTATGGCAGTGGTGACTATATATCTGAACTAACTTTTACTTCGGGGGGTGAGCCACTATGCCGTCAGCAACAATTATCAGACCTCAAGCTGGGCCGCAAACTGTTTTTCTATCAACCAAAGCAGATATAGCAGTCTACGGGGGAGCCGCTGGCGGCGGCTGACAAATCCTTTGCGCTACTCCTAGAATGCCTACGCCATACAAACAACCCTAGATTTGGTGCGGTACTTTTTCGTCAGTCATTTACTCAAATCGTAGAGGAAGGCGCTCTCTGGGACTCTTCAGAAGAAATTTACCCACTCGTTGGCGGCTACCCTCGTAAAAGCGCTATGGAGTGGCTATTCCCTTCAGGAGCCAAAGTCGGGTTCGCTCATCTGGGACACGAAAACGACAAGTTTAAGTACCAAGGAAGCCAAATTCCCTTGCTGTGCTTCGATGAATTGACCCATTTTTCTGAGTCAGCATTCTTCTACATGCTGTCCCGTAACCGTTCCACGTCGGGCGTCAAACCCTACATGCGAGGCACAACAAACCCAGACGCCGATAGCTGGATTGCCAAGTACATTGACTGGTGGATTGACACCGAAGGCTTTCCACTTCCAGAGCGCAGCGGCGTGGTGCGTTGGTTCATTCGTAAAAGTGGCGAGCTTATTTGGGCAAACGACCCAGACACTTTGCGCGATCGCTACGGGCTGTCACCAAAATCATTCACTTTTGTTGCCAGCAACATCTACGACAACCAAATTCTGCTGGCGAAAGACCCTGATTACCTCAGCAACCTGCAAGCCCTGCACCCAATCGACCAGGCTAGGCTTCTGGGCGGGAACTGGAAAGTTAAGCCAGAATCAGGCAAGGTCTTCAACCGGACTTGGTATGAAATCGTGGACGAAGTTCCAGAGGGCGGCATGACTGTCCGTTTCTGGGACTTGGCAGCTACAGAAAAAACAACAGCCTGCTTCACCTCCGGCACCAAGATGCGCTGTTTCCCGCCGTCCGATGCGTGGTACGGTGACACCTTTTTCGTGATGGACAACATCATGCAGCAGATCGGACCGGCGGGTGGAGATGACTTAATCATCAAGACAGCCGCTCAAGATGGGCGAATTTGCAAAGTCCGCTGGGAATTAGAAGGCGGCTCGTCAGGCATCAGGGACGAAGCCCACTTAAAAAAGCTCCTCCAAGGCTTCGATGCCAAAGGCGTAGCGCCGATGGGCGACAAGGTAAAACGAGCGAAGCCATTCGCTACAGATAGCTACCACGGCAAAGTCAAGTTGCTGCGAGGAGCATGGAACGATTCTTATTTGGGCTATCTACAAGATTTCCCTGATGGGCCAGTCAAAGATCCAATCGACTCATCTAGCGGCGCTCATGCTAGCCTGACCGAGCCTACAGGGCCAAAATCACGCATCGGCAAGTACCGAACCTAAGCAAAGCCGATTTAGAAAATTCAGAAAATTTTCAAATCGGCTAATATTCCGAGAAAGTACTGCGCCTAAATCATAACTCACAAGCTCCAATACTTAATCTGGCGTGGCATTACCTCTTTGCAGGGACTAAAGACGCCCTTCAAATCGACGAAAAGCCCCCCGGTTCGCAGCGACTTGAGCAATTCATTCATCGGACGCAGAAAGTCCTTGTGCGGCACTGCTAAGACCAAAACATCTAAATCAGCAAGTTCCTCTAAATCTGTCAATTTGAACCCATGCTTAAATACCTCTTCTGCTTGACAGACCGGATCGCTTAACAGAACTTCGCAGCCCGAAATCGATAGGCAGCTTACTAAATCAAAAACTTTGGAGTTGCGGAGATCGGGCACATTTTCTTTGAAAGATGCTCCCAAAATGCCAACCCGCGCCGAGCCAATAGATATCCCTTGAGCGCTGATAGCCTCGAAAATCTTCCCAGCAATGAACCCGCTCATTGATTCGTTGACCCGTCTGCTGGAATCTAACAAGGGCGTCGCCAACCCGTTCTCATCAGCGATCGCAATCAAATAATACGGATCAACGGCAATGCAATGCCCGCCGACTAGCCCTGGCTGAAACGGTGCGAAATTCCATTTCGTTTTGGCGGCAGACAGAACTTCAGAGGTGCTAATCCCAAGGGTATCGAAAATTTTGGCAACCTCGTTCATCAAGGCAATATTCACGTCTCGCTGCACATTTTCTAACAGCTTGCAGGCTTCAGCCACCTGAATAGAAGGAGCAACATAAATGCCCGCGTCAACAACCCTTTGGTAAACTTGGCGAACTCTTTCGCCTGATTCATAGCAATCCCCAGCTACGACCTTTTTAACCGATCTGAGACTGTGGCTCGAATCACCCGGCGAAACTCGCTCTGGCGAATAGCCGAGATGAAAATCTTGTTCATAAACCTTGCCTCCCATCTCCAACAAAGGCAAGCAAACATTCTGGGACGCACCAGGGAACACAGTAGACTCGATTACAACCATGCTTCCAGTTGGCATCCGACGACCAACAGTGAGCGATGCAGATTTTAACGCCTGCAAGTCGGGCTGCATGGAAGCATTAATTGGCGTTGGGACAGCAATAATAAAAAAATTGCAGGCTTCTAAATCTTGTTCATCAGTCGTCAGTAGCAGATTATTTTGCACATTTAGCAATTCTTCGGAGGCGACTTCTCCAGTAATGTCGTAATACTTTCGTAGCTGTTTGATGCGGTCATGATTCAAATCAAAAGCCACAACTTTGTAAAATTTCGCCAAGCCTACAGCTAGTGGCAGCCCAACATAGCCCGTGCCAATCACAGCAATCGTTTCCATAAAGCCCTCGATCGTAAGTGCATTAATTGTCACCAAGCGTTGGTGACAATCTTCTTGGCAGCCAAACTGCCGCGCAACCTATTTAAGGCAGTTATGGAAAACATTTATCTTCCAAAAGAAGCATATACAAAAATTCGCCAAAGTCTAGTTCAGTTTTTCAAAGAGCAGCACAAGCGTTTCAAGAATTTGTCTTTAGAACTAAAAGAAAATACTCTTCGGGTCAGCACTAAATCAGATACCGAAACCACGGCAGTCATTAGAATCGTAGGCGAACTCCATAAAGCAGCCCAGCTATCAGTAGGAGTTACGAAAATTACGGTATTTCAAAATAACAAGGAGGTTTTCTTTGTTGGTTTGGAGCTAAAATCATCTGAAATAGCTATATCGAGGAATACAATGGCTACTTCTGTTTTAGAAAAAGCAATCCAATCCCAATCCCAGCCAGATCCAGACAGCCTTCAATCCCTTAGTGAAATTGTACAAATTTCAGGAATACAGCTAGAAACAGTAGAAGAATACTTGCTCTCAGCCGATGGTACTGGGCGCAAAATAAACGTTTTTGTAATGAAGGAAGACAAGGTTATTCCTACTAAGCAGATTCAACCTTTGCTTCAAGGATATTTCAATTGGTTAAGCACAAGCCAATTACAGGAAGCAATGGCAGCGCTAGGTGAAGCCAACATTTTAAGTAGCCCTAGCGCTGCCAACGGCAAAGCACCCGCAGCTACGGAACAGGCATCGGCAAAACCATCAAAATCAAGATCAACAGCATCCGCCGAAGAAAAGCAAGGAAGATCCCCTTACAAGATACCTGCGGACTTCAAGCCAAAAACTTCCTATCAAAAAACCCTTGAAGCTATCCTAGAACACCAAGGCAACAAAGCAGAAGAATTGTTGGCAAAGCTGGGTAGCGACGACCCCACGGCCATCAAATTCATGACACGGGTCAGCAAAAAATACCAGAAGCCAGAAGCGGCATTCAAAAACTTAGTGCTGCTTGCCAAAGACAAGCTTCAGGGATTAGAAACAGAAACCAGTAATTCTGCCGATTGAACGTCATAAGTCTGCTAGGCACAATAGGTCTATATAAAAATAATATGAATCCTGAAAAGACCTATGGATAGCGATAAATCAAGTCTGGCGATTGCGATCGCCAGCGCAATTATTAACCGAGACTTGGACTCTTTAAAAGAAGCGTGTGTTGAGTTCGGGAGCTTACAGGAGTCCGAAATATTGGCGTATTGGGCAAAAGTGGAAGCCATTATAGAGCCAGAAGAAAAGCAATTCTTAAAACTAGCTATTTCTTAAGCTGCGTAAGAAACCTTGGCTTTCTTAATAGCTGAACGCAATATCTCTTTGAGTTCGGGCTGCGAAATCTCCATATCGGCGGCAACCTGCTCAAGAGATAATTTGCTATAAAAAAACTTTGCTACGGCTGCTTTCTCTAGTCGTTCTAGTCTCTCTAGAGACAAATCCAAATCTTTCTCAGCAGTATCAGTGATTCCGTGATCAACACATGCAGAAACTGTATGGAAAAATCGACATCCAACAAACGCATGTCGGCTTGCTAAGTACAGTTCAAAACTAATTTTTGCATGTGCTGCAATTTCTCGTGGACTAGGATGCCTGCCTTCGATTTTTACGAAAGACCTTTCCGCCCGTTTCGCCTTCTGAATCGTATCGTAATATTTCCTCGGAACCCGAATCGTATGCCCTTTATCTCTCAAATAATTAAGTAGCCGCCCGCGCAGTTTTGGAATTGCAAAGGTGGAAAAGCGAAATCCTTTACTAGGGTCAAACTTTTCAACGCAATCTACCAGAACCATGTCCGCAAGTTGTCTGAGGTCTTCGTAAGACTCGAAGCTATGCGAGGAAATTTCGTAAGCTACCTTCCGAGCTAATCCAAGGTTCAGTTTGACCAGGTGGTTTCGCAAAGCCAAGGTGGGGGCGTTGCGATACTCTTTAAATGGGTCAATTTCGGTTTCAACTTTAGTTTTTAACGCAGTTACCATCAGCTTCTCTTCAATTTTGCGGTTGGATTGATGAACCCCATATTTCTTACGTCAAGCATCTTCAAAATTTGTTCAAGATACTCAAGGTCTGGAGCAATTGATAGCAACTTGCCGAGCCGTTTGACTAATCCCATTTTCTGCATCAGCAAGCCAACGATACGCTGCTTTTGTTCGTAGACTAGAACATCAGCCTGCTTAAGTGCGAAATTTGTGCTGCCTGTTTCCACGAAAAAGGTAGCATCAACAACTCCTATCTGCTCCAAAATTTGCTGTACTTCTACAACAAAATTTTCAGACCTTGCCTCCAGGCTGGATAACGCAGCAGAAACGGCGTTGTCCTGGTCAGGCGCAAGATCCAAATATTTAAGTGCAGCGTAAGTGTCTTCTGGGATAAACGGCATATTAACTTCTACGGTAGGAAAGCACACCTCGGATTTTCGACAAACCTTCAACTCCAGCGGATAGTACAAAAGGATTCTGAATTTGGGGCAATAGCTTGAACTGTGCGTTGAGAACAAGTGATTTGGATTTTTTGATTTCCGCCTGAGCAGGCTCAGACAAATCATCAATCTCCTGCGGCAACTCGATTGGGTCAACCACGTACCCGCTCACTTCTTCCGTAACCTCATCGACCCCACTTTCGTGCTTAACCTCAGACTTCCCAAAACGTAACAAAGCTAACACAACTATCTCTGAAGTCGTTGGCACCGGATTGCCGTTGCCGTCAGTGGTTAATGCTCCGTTAGGAATCTTAAAAACCAGTCTGGCATTAACGGCGCTAGCGAAAGGACTTATTGACATATCCAAATTTACCCACCTCAAAGGTAGTTCTGTCGTCAGTGTAACCACTTAATGATTACTAGCTATTATTGCCTGCTTAAAAATTGTTCCCCGGAGGAGGCGGCGATGCCTACGGTATTTTTTGCGCCAATACCGCCATAGCCTGTGCTTGCAATTGTTCCTCTTTTTCAAGCGCCTTGACTTCTGCTTCTACATCAAAATCTTTGGGGAAAGCTTTCCCTTTTTTCAGCAAACTCAAGAAAGTTGCCCGCGTAACTTCCTTAGCTTGGCGCATTTGCAGAAGGACACCAATGACACCAGAATCAATTGCGGATTGCAGGATTTTCTCATCAACGTAAATGCCGCTTTTTGAGACTTTAGCATTAGAATACTGGCTCCACAATTCAAAGCACGACTGTACCTTTGACTGCTTCGCTCGCGCCATGCTGCCCAAATTAGCTTGTACAGGACCAGAAAACGTGGATACTTCTGTGGCGGTGCGCTGAACTTCACTGCCGGACAAAAAAGACAAGGTACGTGAATCCATGTTCATTTCCAGCCGTTCAATATCTGCTTGCGTTGCTGCGATCGCCGCCCCGGATGGCTCGACGAAGCTAGCCCGGACATTCCATAGGCAGGTATTCGGGCCAATGCGGACTGTCGGTGTTTCGCCAGAAGAACTAGATTCTGCGTTCAATTCTTCTACTTGCAAAACTGCCATATTGCATTTATGCATTGCCTCATCCTTCTCAGAAGTCTTTTGGTAATGCTTCAGGTTCAGTTCTGCTAGATCATACAAAGGCGGCTCTCCAGAGAACGGGTCAGCGCCACCTCTATTTTCGATGTCCCCGTTTGTCAACGAATAAGAGACGAGTGGCACGCGATCGAGTGACGTAAACCCTCCATCTGTTACGACATAAGCGCCATCTTGCTCGGTATAAATTGTATATCCGCCAGGAAACAGCACTCGATACCTGACGGTCTGCTTAGAGCCAAACAGTCCTATATCTTCAGTCACTGTTTCGCGGATCGTTACTTGCATGATAGTGCGATTGTCGGGTGCCAATTTCCAATTGACCACATCCCGTACATCTATTAGTACCAGATAAGGACGCAAACCAAATTTGCGCTCGTCCAAGGCAGATTTAATCAGTGGATTGCCTTCTTTGTCTTTTGGAGGCTTAGGAAATTCGACCAAAATAAAGCAGCGCTCATCCCGCAGCGCTTTCTGATCGGCTGCCCGGAAGAAAACTTCTAAGCTGTTCCCCTTCAGATCAATATTCTGCTGGGCATCAACAATACTGGGGTCGGTACCCTCCACCAAAGTAAAGCTTGACAAGAAGCCAGCAAAACTTTCTATGGCATTCCGAAATCGCCGGACAAAATAACTCCGGCTCAACCGCTTATTGTATTCCTCGTCTGGCTCCTCAGACTCTTGCGGCAGATATAAGTTGGCTTTGATCGGATCTACTGTCTCCCCAAAAAAGCTACCAACTGCATACCAGGCAGAACGCCCAGTGAACATGTCAGCGACAAATTGCAGCTTCCCCCGGCTACGGCGGTAGGAATCGCACTGATAAGCAGGCGAATTCGGGTTTGACGTGAATGCGGTGATATCTGCCGTTTGGGCTGAGAATTCTTCGATCGTAGACATGGTGACAATACTCCTGAACCATAATATGAGATTCACCATGCCTCCAGAACTAGACCCGTCCCAAAACCTGGCAACTGACACTGACTTAAGTGGTGCAACGGAAACACCAGACCAAGGCGAGGCGGATATCAGCAAATTGCTCAAGGCGCTAGAAACTGAGCGCGAAAATCGCAAAAAGCTAGAAGCCCAAATTAAGGCAGGGACAGCTAAAGAGCGTGAAGCACAACAAACCCTTGAAAAATACAAGCAAATCGACCCAGAGCGTTACGAAAAGCTACTGAAAGCTGAACAAGAACGGGAAGAGAGCGACCTTATACGCAAAAAGAATTTTGAAGACGCCAAGATCCGCTATCAGCAAGAAACAGAAGCAAGCCGCAAGGCAGCAACTGAATGGCAATTAAAGTTTGAAGCCAACGTCATTGACACCGCTATCAAAACCAGCTTTTTCGAGAATGGCGGGAAGAGAAGCAGCTTCAACTTAGAGGACGGCGGCGAGGAAGTAGCTCCAGTCGAGGCAATCCTAAATTTGATCCGCCCCAGGCTCAGGCTGGAAGAAGGCTCAAAAGTAATCATCCTCAGCCGCACTGGCGAGGTAGAACTTAACGCTGAAGGTCGCCCCAAGACACTAACAGAAAAAATGATGGAGTTCCGCAAAGGCTCAATGGGAGCTTTATTCGAGCCACAGAACAATGCATCGGGCGGTGGCATGACACCAACAGCTACTCAAGGCGGACAGACCTATAAAGTGTTTTCCAAAGATCAAGCACGAGCAGGCAAGGCTTCGATAGACGAGTTGGCTTCGGGGAAAGCTTTTGTGCAGTAGAGGAAGTCGGGTTAGTACCAGGCACAAGTATTTGGCTTGGTGATACTCCTTTTAGACCTCGAAGAAGCGATGGGTGGCGTGATGCCAACCAGCCGAGTGATTCGGCGAAGCAAGAGAGGCATCACACCTATCAATCGGAATTCATAAAATCATGGCAAACTCTTTAGATGCAGCAATTCCACGGATTCTAGCCCAAGGTCTTAAGGCGCTTCGGGAAAATGCTGTCATGGCCCAAATCGTAAACCGCTCCTTTGACGTAGATGCTCAACGAGAAGGTGCAAGCGTCGATGTGCCAATTCCCTCAGCTATGGGCGAAGCTGACGACGTAACCCCCTCTGCCAACAACACCTCTGGGCAAGACGTGACCCCTAAGTTCGTTCCCGTTAAGCTCAATCGTTGGAAGAAAAAAGACTTCTACATGACTGACAAAGACCTCAAAGAGGTTATGGGTGGATATTTCAACCTTCAAGTCACCGAAGCTGCCCGTTCGATCGCCAATGCCATCGACAAAGACATTCTGCGCTTGTACAAAGGCGTTTGGGGAGTTGCTGGATTAGCTGGGCAAACTCCTTTCCAATTTGAAGACAGCCAAGCTTTATACAAAGGACTAGCACCAGCACGAGATGCCCGGAAAGTTCTAAATCGGCAATTAGCTGGAACTTCAGACCGCCGGATTGTACTGGATGTTGACGCAGAAGCCAACGCCACTGCATTGCCTCAATTCACTTCTGCAATGGATTCTGGCTCCGACGTGACAATCAAGGAAGGTATGATTGGGCGGAAGTTGGGCTTCGACTGGTACATGAACCAGAACGTACTGACACACGACACACAGGCTGCTGGTACGATTACAACCTCTGGCGGTGGCAATATACTTGGCGCTTCTACCTTAACCGTTGCTGGCTGCACAACCGCTCCTGCCGAAGGCGACGTTTTTAGAACCGCAGGCGACCCACAGTACTATGTTGTACAAGCCGGAAGCACCACTGGCTCATGGAAAATTGCCCCTGCCCTACGAAGCAACATTCCTGATGCTACAGCTATCACCGTAGTCGCAGATCATGTCGTCAACTTGGCATTCCACAAAGATGCATTCGCTCTGGCGGTTCGCCCTCTTCTCGATGTTGACCCACTCGGCAACCGGATCGAAACCTTCACCGATGATGTTTCTGGCTTGACAATGCGTCTAGAAATTAGTCGTCAAAATAAGCAGACTCTTTTCTCCTTCGACGTACTTTACGGCGTAGCACTGGTGCGCCCTGAATGCGCTTGCCGGATCGTGGGTTGATATCCATCCCCACCCGTCTGTACGGGTGGGGAATTTTGCGAGGTTAGTTAAAAACATGACAAGTATTGGCAAAACTATCAAAATCAGGTCAGATGTTCGCCCAGACTTGGGATACATAATTATTGACGCCGACGATTTTGACCCAAGAACTCAAGTTCTATGGACGCCAGAAGAAATTCCACCAGTTGAACAAAAGCTAGAGGACTCAGCAGAAGTTCCACCAGTTGAACAAAAGTCAAAGCCAAAAACAAAGCGACATCCCGTAACCGTAACTGAAGAAACGGGCGAAACCGAAGAAGATGTCGCAACACCCTTGCCGTAACTCTTCCCGCCCACCGAAAAACTTTTGCGTGTTTTGCGGCGATCGCATCCTAATCGTCCCGCCGCCGAACGCCAACTGGAACTTTGCCCTGCTTCGCAATCCGCCATATCGCCAGCCCAGATTGGCTGGCTATGCCCATATTCAATGCCCACGCCAGGAATCGATCTAGGAAAACCTCCAGGAAAATTTTCCTGCTTCTCTCATGACACTTCTACCAATTTACCAAAACCTCCGCGCCCGCATTCTGGAGTGCATGGGCGATATCATCGGCACTTACAGCTTTGAGCAAGGCGACATTGTGCCAGCGATCGCCATCGATGACAGAGGCATTTATCCGCCTGCCGGGACTAAGGTGCAGGGACTAGAAGTGTCAATCATCCCAGCCGTTGCCGCCAATTCAAAGCCCTTGATCGGCGGATGCTTGATCGACCATCAATCCAAATTAATCCTCAAGCAATGGGACAGCGCCGGGGACACCCTGGAGGCAACCATACGACTTACTGGCGTCTTGGGCAATCGAATCAACATTGGGCCGCGCATTCTTCCAGTGAGTTCAATCGGAAACATCGAATCCCGCACCATAACCTTCTTTGATGCTCAAATACTTCGCCTTTGAATAAATTATGGGAACTACTACAAATCACCAGCCATATAACGGCGATAAAACGATAGTTCGAGTCGCTATTGGCAAAATCAAACCTGTGAGCCAGACTCTGACTTTGGGTGAAACAGGAGCCAAAGCGGCTGTCACTCTAACTTTGGGTACAGCACTTACCGCTCCAATTGACAAGGACAACTGGCTGTTGTTCGTTGACAGCAACGGATTGGAATATCTGGCAAAAGTAACAGCAGATGCGGCGATTGGCGTAACTGCTTTAACGGTCAAAGCACTGGACGAAGCAATTCCTGATGAGGCTGTTGCCAAATTCCCTAGCGAACTTTACGATCGCAGCGCCATCAACTTAGCCAGAACTTACAACAACTCGGAAGTCTTCACCCTCAATACTGGCGGCGATCGGCAAGTCGTAGCGACAACTGCAACCAAGAACGCAACCGCCCCTGGTTTCTGGTACTGGCACAATGCAGGCTACCGAGTTTGCAAAGAAGCTGCTGAAGCGAAAAAGCCAGTTTGGCTGTTTGTCGAGTACGAGCCGCCATCACCAGCTTTCTCCAAAGGCATTATCGTTTCTGGCAAAGCTGTAATCACCTCCCGCCCAACGGACTCAGCCGCCAACGCCTTCCTTACGGGCGACCTCAACTTTGAATTTACTGGCCCAGTTTCTGAATCTGATCCAGTACCAACAGCATGATCGAGCGCTTAACTTCCAAATCTACTTTTTGCGTAGCTTGCCATCCAGGCGAGCAACAGATGCAAGTGGGCATTCTAATCGTTCGAGAGCAAGAAACGGAAGTTCGGCTATTCGACCCAGACAGCGGCGCACATTACCAAGTGCGCCTTAACTTGCAACCTGGATGCTACTTTTCACATTCATTGGAGCTAACAAATGAGCATATTGCCGTTCAAAACTAAGCCTGGGCTTGGCGAACAGACAGAAATCGTAACTGACGAATTGGGTAATTCCATAGAAGTGCCCAAATATGGCTGCGTTACCTGGCAGGAACAAGAATTATTCTCCCTGTACACCTTAGAATCTTCCGTCAGGGATGACTTACCTCTTGATGTTTACAAAACAGAGGTCGTCTTAATTTACCTGCGCTGTCGATTCCAAATCGGAGAGCAAGTTTCCAAAGCAGAAATTCTCACACTGCCTGGAGGAACCCCAGTTCCACAATCGTTGATCGACAAGCTTTCAACTTTTTTCAAAAATGAGCGGGAACGCTGGAATTCAAACAAGGAAACAGACTCACAAGAAACAGTCAAAAAAAATTAGATTGGGCAGAAATTTACTGGCGGCTACAACTCCTGTATCCAAACGAAGAGAGGTTCAACGCTGATAACTTCGCCAAATGCCCGCTAATCTTAATCGAGCAAGCGCTTGAAGTCGCCTACCAACGGCAGTTGGAACTAGCCTCAATCAATGCTTCCCCGGTTGCTAGCGTCGGCGTAGCGATGATGTCGGTCGCAGGCGGCAAAGCCAAAGACGAATGGTTCAACCCCTACGCATCCATGCTTTTCCAGCAGGAAGCCAAGAAAACTTGCAAAACAGCAGACGCAAAACTATTCCTGAGCTTGGCTGCATCAGGCAAGCTGCCGAGTTGGGTCGTCTCACACGTTGACATTAAGCTAATCGAGGCAGCAGCAAAATGACATTTTCGCTAAATCTACAAGCAATAGTGAATGCATCTCAAGAAGCATTCGAGGAAGCCAATAGAGAAATCGGGGAAATGTTTCAAGCCGAAGTACCAGTTAGGACTGGTGCCCTTAAAGGCAGCTATGAATTAACTTTTCCTGAGCCAGGAATAGCAGAACACCAGTGGAATAAAGAATACTCTGCCTACGTTCACGAGGATGTGACATACAAAGACGGCAGAACTAGAGAGGGACGCCATTGGACTCGTAACGGGCTAGCTCAGTACCAAGAAATTTACGAACGCAAACTACGGGAGAAACTACAATGAGCTTAGTCGGGTCTGCTGAAGTTCGCGTGGCGCTTAACAGAGCGCAACTTGAGCGCGATGTTACTCAAGTTGAAACTCTGATTCGCAACCTTGGCACCCGACAAGCAGTAATTCAACTCAACGCCACATCCGCAAGACAGGCGTTAGCCGATATTACTACTAGAGCAGAAAGACTGGCTGGGCAAATCAGCCGTGCCCAAGCAGTGGGCGTCGATACTAGAGCCGCAAGAGAACGATTAGAAGAACTAGCAAGGCTCTCCGAGAGAATTGGCAATCGGATTCGTCAGCAAGAATCGCTCAACATTAATAGCTCGCGGGCCAGGCAAGAATTAACAGAACTTCGACAGCAAGCAGAAAGACTCTCCGGGCGGATTCGTGAAGCGAATCGCGTTTCTGTTGATACCTCTGGAGCTAGGCGTGCCCTCCAATTGTTAGGGGAGGAAGCCCAAAGAACCACCAGAGACTTGGGTCAAGGACTCATCAAAGGGCTTTCAGGCGTGGAATCTTTTGAAAGTCTAGGGCGTGGCATCGGGCAAAATATCGGAAGTGGCATTCGCCAAGGGCTAACTAGCGCCATCAGTTCAGTCGTAGATACCACACGCAATATCATTGGCTCTAGCCTGAACGCTTCTCGACAATTTTCTGGCTCAATTCGCTCCTTCGCTGCATTGTCTGGAGACGATCCAAATAGTGCGGCAATCAAAGGCGTGCGGGAGGAAGTCGAAAAGCTAGCGATCGCCACCACTAAAACTCCACAGCAAATTGCCGGAGCAGCGATCGAACTGACAAAACTGGGCTTTGGTGCCAAGGAAACCAAAAAAGAACTAGCAGGACTGGTTCAGTTATCGGAAGCAACCGGCTCAAGCATAGAAAAAGCCGCCAGTATCGTCGGTGCTACCAACAACGTGTTCCAGCGCTCCGCCAAAGATATTGCCGACATCGTAGCCGCAACTGCCAACTCTACAGCAGCTGATGCCAACGACTTCCTCCAAGCTGTTTCCAAAGCGGGCGGTGTAGCCAAAAGTAATAACCAAGACTTAGAAACGCTAGCTACAGCATTCGGCTTGATTAGAAACGCTGGGTTTGAGGCTGAAGCGGCTGCTACAGCAGTAAAGACCGCCATCAACCGATTGGCTGCCCCAAACCCCAAAGGGCAGGAAGCTCTCACACAATTGGGAGTGCAAATTCGGGACGAGACAACCAAGGAGATGCGGAACCTCATACAATTGGTTCCCGACTTCCGTGCAGCTTTAGGAAAAGTAGACCCCGGCACTCGCAGCAAACTGACTAAAACTATTTTCGGCGATGAAGGCGGGCCAGCATTCTTGGCGCTACTTGCTACAAGCCAGGAAAAGATTGATTCCACTTACCAAACTATCCGCAATTCTTCAGGGCGGGCTGCCGAAACTAGCGAAAAGCTAGTCAAAGGGCTTGACGGGGAACTCAAACGATTTGAAGGCTCTGTTGGTTTACTACAAGTTCGGCTTGGGGACGCATTTGCTCCAGCCGCCGAAAGTGTGGTGGCTTTTGGAAATAAAGTAACGAATAATCTTCTTACAACAGAGGGATTATTCGGCAGCATCACATCAGCCGCTCAAGAGTTTGGCGATGAATTAGCAAACAACTCAGAACTAGCAGAGCAAGTAGAGTCAGCACTAGGACTAGCGATAGAAGAGTTGAGCAAGCAAGGAATTACCATAATCAAGGAATTCACCGAAACTCTGCGCGAAAACCCCCGACTCTTGGCAGACATGGTTTCAGGGACAGCAGAGCTTGTAAAATTCCTAGCTCAAGCAGCAAAATTTGTTACAGACATAGCTTCAGGACTTTCAGCCGGAAAAAGAGAGCTAGACATCCTCTACAGTGTCGGTGGTACAGAGGGCGAAGGATCGAGACAAGCCATTCGCGGCATGGGCGGCACCCAACAGGAAGTTTCTGAATTTGATAAGGAGCTAGAAAAGCGACTAACTGCTGCCAATCTTCCAACTCAGGACTTTGGAATTATTGGGCCAGCCAGAGGCAGATACGACAAAATTGTTGGCGACACAGCAGCCGTTTTCCAAGACAGAATTATTGCCAGAAATCGGGAACAGCAGAAGCAGAAAGCTACCGAGGATGCTGCTGCTCAATCTGATGCAGCCCGCATACCAACACTAGCCGCCTCAGCCAAAGCCGCCGCTACTGAAGCAGCTAAACCCCCTGTCGTCAAAGCCGCTCAAACAACCGCCAAAGATGCACTTAAACAAGAAGCAAGTGCCGCATCTAAGGCGAAAGCTGGGATTGATTCGCGTGAGGCAGCAGGCATCCTCAGTGTCAAGCAGTCCCAACTAAAAGGTGACATCGACCCAGAACAAGCTCAAGAGAAAATCACCAAAATCCAAACAAAGGCAAATCAGGAGGAACTTGTAGCACAGCAAGAACACCTCAAAAGGCTTCAAGGACTGAAAGCTAAGGGGGTAATTGATTCCGCCAAATATGGCGAAGAGGAGCTAAAAAGCACCAAGCAAATTAGCACTTTAAAAGCCCAAATCCTGGAAGCAGAACTCAAAGAACGTGACAACAACAACAGGCGCATTTTAGAAAATTTAGACCGCGCCAACAAGCAAGCGACTGCTGCGATCGCCGCCAGCGCCAGTGCCAGGATTTTGATAGTAAAGCAGCAGCTGGCAAATCAAGAAATTACTGAAAAGCAGGCTGCTGAACGAATCCTCAAAATCCATCAAGATATAACAGCATCCGACATCCAGTTGCTCAACAAGCAATTGGCAGATGTGGACAAGTTGGAGAAATCCAAGGTCATCACTGCCAAACAGGCTACCGACAAACGCATAGAGCTACAATCCCAACTTGCGGCTAAAAATCAGGAATTAGTTGACCAAGAAATCGAGGGTCAGAAGCGCATCCGTGACGAAGCGATTCAAACAATCGATGACAGGATTGCTGGCGACAAACGTCGGTCTGATGCGGCGATCACTAACCTCGACGCTGAACAAAAACGACTTGTCGATTTTGCTCAAAAAGCAGACGAAATTACCAAGAGTTTGATCGAAAGCCGAGCAGGACTGGACAAAGCTGTAACCGATGCCGAGTTAAACAGCGGACAGATTGCGATTGACCGAACCAATCGCGCACTAGATGCTCGCAAGCAAGCCGACGAGAAAGACATAGAACCAAAGGTCAAAGGCAGGCTCGAAGGCGAGATTAAGAGGCTAGGCTTCAAATCTGGAGATACAGAGTTAGATATTTTGGCGAAACGTCAAGAACAGGAAGACAAGCTAGCTCAAACTAAACTCAAAGCTTTAGAGCAAGAACAAAAGCTGAAACGGGCACTAGAAGAACAAGACATCAGGCGATTGCAATACGCCGAAAAACAAGCTGATATTGAGGCAAGGAAGGGACTCCTTGCAGCGAAGCAGGCTCAGAACGAGGCTAAAGGGGCACTATCGACAGCAGAAGCATTGGCTCCAGGAAAGGAGCGAGACAATGCAATTGCGAACGCCAAAGAGCAAATAGCTATTTCGTCCGAAGGAACCAAGCTAGCTGAGGAAGCTGTGGGGTTAGCCAAAGACCAAACTGCCGCAGTCAAAGAAATCGTCGAAAGCAAGCGTGAAGCTCTGAAAATAGACCAGCAATCAGCCAGAGAACAATTCAATGCGGCTGAAGAGGCACGAAAGAGTGCCCAGAGGGAAGAATCAGCCCAAGCTATCTCCCGCAATCCAGACGCTTACATCCCTAAATATCTAATTAACAATCAGGGAGATGGCATTAAAGCATCTGCACCAACCGGAGGGGACAGCGAACTATATCTTCCTCCTAAATCTAAATCAAAAAATGATCCGGCATACGCAGTCCCACAAAAAACGAACTCGTTAAGAGATCAACTGGAAATGCAGCCTGACAAGTCCTTTCTAGAAAAATATCTCCCGCCACCTAACACCAAGGCTGGGGACATCTTGGAGCAAAGCAAAGGAGCTATACCCCAAAACCAAGCGGGCTTATTTTTCGATTCCGCCCCAATCGTGGCTGAAATCCAAAAGCTAAATTCAAACATTACTGCTTTGGCTTCCCGTCCTACAACTTTGCAAGTCTCCAGCCCTACGCCTGTAACCACTGACGCACTTCAAGAAGGCACAGACATTACTGGTACTTCCATGCCCGCTGGTGGCACAAGTGGCAGAGGTTGGTTATCAGCAATCTGGAAACTTTTAAGCGATCGGTTTCCGGCTTCAGTAAATGGCAAGATTCCTGTAACCACTGACGCCCTTCAAGAAGGCACAGACATTAATAGTGCAGTCATGCCTGCTGGCGGTGCTAGTGGCAGAGGCTGGTTATCAGCAATTTGGAAACTTCTCAGCGATCGGTTAATGCCCGCTGGCACACTTGCTAGCTACCTGGGGAACAGTAATGGGGCGACCTTAAAAGTCACACCTGGAACTATTTATGCCTTCACTTGCAGCAACAACAATTCAGTAGTCCGATACTTTCAGATATTTGATAAATCAACGCCTCCTACTTCAGGCGATATCCCGATTATCCAATTTCCAACCGGAACAAATGATGCCTTACTAATAATTGGGCAAGATATTTTAGGCGGTGCTGGAATTACTCTGCCAACTGCTGTTTCTTGGGGATTTAGTAGTACTAGGTTAGTCTACACCCCTGCTACTGCAAGCGATTGTAGCGCAACAGTGAGGTGGTCATAATGAGCGGATTATTCCAACCTATTCCCTCCAACTTAGTTGATACTACATCTAATCAAAATATTCTTGGAGCCAAAACTTTTACTAACACTGCAATTTCAAGTGGTATTAGCAGTGGCGCTCTAGTGATTGGCGGTGGTTTAGGTGTAGGCGGAAATATTAATGTAGGAGCAAATACTTCCAATCACAATATATACGGCAGTACTAATTTTGGGAATGGGGGTACTACAACACAAAATTTTTATGGGACTGTAAATTTTGCCTCTAATTCTGCAAATCACAACCTGAATGGAAATATTGCTTTTGGAACGTCTTCGGCATCACATTCTATTTCCGGGACTTTAGGTATTAGCAATACTACAATTTCAAGTGGTATTAGCAGTGGCGCTTTAGTGATTGGCGGTGGTTTAGGTGTAGGTGGAAATATTAATGCTGGTATTTCATCAAGTACCCATAATATTAATGGCAACGGAATCTATATTGGAAATAACACTAATGCTAGTATCCAGATTGGGAATGCTGGTAGTACTTCTGTAACTATTGGGTCTACTTCTAGCACAGTAAAAGTAGGCTGGGCTTCTAACACTGTCATAAATATAGGTAGTCTTGGCAGCAATATTACTATCGGGGACACAACGGCTGTTTTAATAGTCCCTTGTCCATCAGCTTTTCAAAAAGTATTAACAAGTGCAGGAAGAAAATCAGCACTAAGAAGTGTTTCGACAAATTATACTACTGTAGCTACAGACGAATTTATAATGGTTAATGCCGCCACAGCACCAGTAACAATTGCTCTTTTGAGTGCAGTAACAGCAGGTGCAGGCGCAAAAATTACTGTAATCAAAACTGATAGTTCAGCTAATGCCGTCACGATAACGCCTGTAACCAGTAGTGGCTCAATCGCCGTACAATACAACAGCCCCAGCTTTGTTTCTGATGGTACAAACTGGCACAAATTCTAAGGATAAGTAAATGATAAATAAACTTGTTAATTTGACAAAGAAAACATTATTTTGGCGATATGATGGCGATCCTGCTGCTTTTGATATCTCAGATTCTTCGCTTCGATTATTATTACAAACTATTTGGGTTGATGAAAATAACGAAGTTTATCAATCAAGCATTAACTTCATTCCAGTTGTTGATAGCGTCTCTAACTTTAATCTTGAGTTAGAATTTCAATCTATTCAAGCTAAAACGGCTTCTTTACTTCCGCCCCCTATCGACAATGGGAATGAATTGCCAGAGGGATTTTCCCGTCAAGTCAGGATTTGGCGATACCAAGGCGAAATACTTGATGGCGATATCAACCAAACCCAATTGGAATTATTGCTGGATTCTGTGCTAGTTGATGGCAACGGAGTGATTTACAATCCTCAGCCCTTACCAAAGGTATCTGGAAATATAGTCGAGCTAAACCTCTTAACAGAGTTTGAATCTATTCAAAGCAAGTTAAGCGCTCTGCTCAACTCAGAGACTGAAACTAAAACAGTTGAGCTACAGCCTGTGTCCCAAGTCTGGCGATATCAGGCCCTAACTGTTCCAGGCGGCAAGATCACAGAGGCGATCACAGAATTTTACGTCAACAAAGCTCTAAAAGATATCGCAACAGGAGACTTATACAAGGTTGAAGAAGTCCCAACGATTAGAGGACTTCCCTCGGAGTTAGGCTTATTGCCGGAGTTTCAAGCATTGCAAGATAAGCTAGAAACGATTATTCAATTAAGTTAGATGCTTGCAGAAGCGAAGCCAGTAACATGCGTCCAGGAAAATTTTCCTGGACTTCAAAAATGCCGATAACACTTTACAACAACAACCTCTCTTTAGAAATTACAAGCTTCTTAGATGCCAAGCTCCCGCGCCTTATAGCTAGCCCAACTTCTGCCATAGAATACAGCATCCCTGGAGCGGCGATCCGAACTGGTACAGCCTATGAACCAAAGTACATTTGGGCAATCAACGCCTTATTATTGCCAGAAGAATCGACGATTTTGCAGGCAATATACTTGGATTCAGAGTTAGAAAAATCAAATATTTTGATTTCTGACACCACTCAGCTTTTAGTTGAGCGATCGCCACGAACCAGAGCGATCGTTCCTGGCGCAGCCCAGCCAAGCAACGTTGGCGCATCGTCAATAATTGCCTACTACGCAAATTTCAACGGGTGTATGATCAAACCACCTGAATTAGACGAGCGCGGCATTTACATTGCTGCTAGCTTTACACTTCAGGAGACAACCAAAGTTCCGGCATGACAGTAGTTAATAGTTCTGCAAGACTTGCGCGAATTTTAATCGGAGGCAAAGATTTTTCTTCCTGCTTTATTTCCTTCCAAGGCTCCGATTCTCACCTCGACCAAAGTGGGATAATAACCTTCACTGGATCTATCGTCTTGGGGCGAGCGATCGGGTTCGACGAATCGCTCGATGATCGTAAAAACTCCCGCTTTTTTCGCGGGCAAATTATAACCATTGACATCGAAGATAGTCAAGGCAATTTCAGGAGGCATCCAAGAGGGGCACTACGAATTATTTCCCCCAAGTATGATGATGATTCTCAACGACTGACTATTGATGTAGGCGACTTAACTGCCCTGCTCAATTTTAGAGAGCCAACCGATGTAAATAAAACTGAAATTAAACTAGGACAAAATAGCACTTCTGGACAGATAATTCAAAGGCTATTGTCAGCGGCTGGAATTAATGTGATTAGCGGCGGGCTACCCAATACATTAATCAATTATCCAATCAATTTAACGGGCAGCTATTTGGCTAACGTTGGCAAGATTCTGTACGCCAATAATTTGTTCGGCTGGATAGACAAAAACGAGGTTTTTCAAGTTCGTGCTGCCAATATCTCAGCAGCAGCCCCAGATGTAACTGTCAATATTGGTAGAGATGAAATCTGGTACAAACGGCTAGATTCGGCTGAGTCTCCTTGCGAAATTATTAAAGCAGTCGGCAGATGCGTGATTGTTCGATCTGTAGTTTTTCGTAACGATACCAGCGAACAATATGGTTCTGCTGCTCTTGTTGATAAAGATGCTGGCTATTCTACAATTACTGTTAAAAAAACGACAATACTGGAAATATGGCTACCTGGACAAAAACTTTTAAAGACTGTTACTACTACTAAGCAGCCAATTGGGTTAGTGCTTCCTAAAGAACTTTTGAAAGGGAAAAGCATTTCAAAATTGTCTTTGATTACTTCTGAATACCGTGTGGATGAAATCTATTACGAGCAAGGGGAGGAAGGCAAGCTAAAGAGAAAAATCAGCAGAATTAATAGTTTAGTCGCACCATCAATTATAGAATTCGCCCAAGCACGCAAGCTTTTTACTTTTGATATATTTTCTTTGGCGGAATCATTCAATGGCTTCTATTCTTACGATTACGATGCAAAAGATAGGCTTTCAAAGATAACAACTAAAACCTTTGAAATCGCTGGGAACGTCCTAAATGGAACAGACGAAGATTGGAGTAAATGGATATTTCCACCAGAATTTTTGACCGAAACAGAATATAAAGCCGAGCAATGGAAGGAGACAACAAAAGGGATTTGGGATTACGAATATTTCAGCTATCAGCCTTTAATCAAAGTGAAGCCTGATTTAGCTGAAGTTAAACCCAATGAAAGCGGGACTCGCGGGCCTACGAGCAATAAGCTAGACATGCTTTATGCTGCCGGCGATCGCCAAACTTCCAATTCTGGGCAACTCGCTCCAGCAGCCCCAGAAAGGCAGCCACCAGAATTCATTATCGAAGAAGAAGATTTGGAGGAAAAAATTACCTTCGCCGTCCCCGGCGGTAGCAGTAACCTGCGTCCCCGCGAACGAACATTCACTGTCGATTTTTTGGCTGGGCGCTTCAAACGTGGACTAAGAAGAGGCGAAGTCGAAGTTTCTTTAAGCGGTGCCACGGAAGCAAATAATCAACTACAAGCGATCGCGCAAAGGGAAGGGCGGCTGTTGCTTGGCCGCAACAAAGGGCAGCAAATTGGTGTCGCGTTGAGCGACACCTGGTTTGACTATCACCCACTGTTCAATGTCAAATCAGTAGAAAAAGACGGGACACAGCAAGCCTTTCTAGTAGACGGTTGCAGCTGGGTAGTCGGACAAACCCGCGTGCTTGTCAGCTTCGATGGCATCTGGCTGGGGACTTGGCAAACTCCGCCTCAAGTCAAAAATCAGCCCGTGGCAGTACCTTATGTCGCACCTCCATACGACGAGATTCAGCCTTTAAAAGCTGGCATGGGTATGGGCGCTGCTTTCAATGGCTTTGCTTACAGCATCGCCACTGTTACCTCCACAAGCCAAGCTGGTTTCGGGATGGGCTGCGGAGCATGGGCTGGCACCATGTCCGAGCTTTTTGGCGATAGCTCAATTTGGAGCAATCTGCTGGACTGGGACTCAATGTCCGATTGGGATTTAATTTACGACGATAATTATTGGGAAGCTCATAGCTGGGATGCTGTATCTGATAGCAGCTGGGATAATCTCACAAATCTTAGCTACTGGGAGACAGCTAATTGGGAATCCTTAAACTGGGAAACTTTAGTTTGATACCTAATTCCTAACTAAGTATGGCTCAAGGAACTTTTACAAACGCTTGGATTTCAGCAACCGCCAAAATTTTGTTTCGTGGCGCTACCCCACCCTCTGTAGACAAATTCTATGTCGGGCTAGCAAATACCTCATCGCTATCGAGAGCCAGCACCATTGCCAACTTCGTTAGCAATGAGCTTACAGACGATGGTTATGCCAGAGCGCAGCTAACTTTATCCGGCGATGGCAGCTACAACAGTAGCGCCAATCGGCACGAGCTACCAATAGCAACCACTATTTTCACAGCAGGGGCTACTAGCTGGCAGTTCCAAACTGCTTTTCTATTGGCAGATGCTCACCCAGTTGCTAGCAATGCTTTCACCAGCGAATCCGTCAACGCCGCAACAGATCGGATAACGATCGCCGATCATCCTTGGGTTAGCGGTGATCGATTGATTTTCACGGCTGACGAACTGGCAACCTTGCCAACGGGCATCAATGCTGGAACGATTTACCAAGTTCTTTCACCAGCTACGAATGATTTTGCGATCGCAACTGTTGGTTCCTCAACTCCAGTCAATTTTCAAAATACTGGATCTGGCGCATTTCACGCTCGGTCTGCCAATGGGATAGTTAGCATTTTCGCCATTGAGGGTTCACCCATTACTATCCTGCCGAGCCGAAGCTACAGCTATCAAATCCCCATTGCACTATTAAATACGGGCTTTGTCTCTGGAAACTAATTATGCATGAAGTTGAACTGCTGAGGCAGCAATCCCAAATGAATCGCAGCCAATATGAAAGTAATGCTGCCGACATCAATAGCGACGAATCCGTAGCAGCCAAATATTTAGGATATGACCCAAACCTCCGGCTTGCCAAGCTTCAGGATGCGGAGGGTAATATCTTCTATGGCAAAGCTGACACCAATGGCGCGATCGCTCGTGGCGAAGATATCCGGTTGCGGCGAGGCTATGGCATTCCTGGTTACGATGCTATGCCACACGTTGAGCAAAAGCCAATTGACGACCCTAGCAAAAATTTAACCGTAATCAAAACCGATCTTCTCTACTATTTGGAAGCGGAGAAAGATGAAACTACTGCGCCTAACATTAGCGGCGAATGGAGCTTTTTCAGTGGTAGATGTAGACCTCGATTCTCATCTACGCCAGGTTTTGGCATTTACGAAAGCTTAGAAGAATGCCAAAGCAATAATTCAATAATTTCTGCGATTTCTCCCACTCCTGAAGATTCTGTTAGATATCATTACAGCTACACTGCTGATGTAGGCGGGATAAGTTTCCATTTCGCGACCGGGCCAACTAATTTCGAGCGGAGTTATTTAGTTTTTTATATTGACACCTACTCTTCTTTCCAGTCAACTGTTTACCTTCAAAGTAGTGCGACTGTTCAAGGCGGTAGCTTTATTCAAGCTGGAATATTGCCGAGAGGAGAGATTTTTAATGGCCAAGATATATTTGTGCAGCCTCAAGAAGGTTACGGCTTTGTGGATTCCTTGCGTGGCAATTACATCCGTTTTGATAATACCCTGAATTTTGATACTAGCGTAGCTGTCCTAAGCGCTCGTGATATCGGCAACACCACTGTCATAACCCCAGGCATGAATAGAATCATAGTCGTCCTTTTAGCCAATGTTGCACAAGTAGACAGACCTATATCAATATCTGGCAGGATAAACGTTACCTGGAATCCCCCGCCAGAGCCAGTTCTTGTTGGAGATTTTTACCTACGAAAGCAACAGAATAATCAGGCAAAAGATATTCACTTAGGCGAAATATGCCTTACGGGAGGAATAGCATATTACCTATCACAAACACCACAAAAAACCTTTGCGAATATTTTCATCATGGAACAAGAAATTGATGAGGTAGGGCAATATAGATTTCTTAAAAAATTTGTTATAGATCAAGCAGAGGTTACTATTTCTTCATATAAAAATCCAGAAATTGCTATCGAAGAAGAGGACTGGTTGCAGCCAGTTTACAATTACAAACTATCTTCGCTCATCCCCGCAAATATCCGTCCAGATCTAACAGTATTAGGGCTATGTCTCAAGCTGCCTTTTTACATAGCAAACTTCAATTTTTATAAAAACATTTTTTACGAGATTGATTTGTATGAGGAACAAGAAGGGGTTCAAGTCCAGGAATTACTAAGAACTCAGCCCGTCACCATTCAAATGAAGATTTCTCAGCTTTCGATAGATGTTGAATCTAATAGTTGCAGCATTATTAAAGAAACTCCAAAAACTATTAAACTGCTGACAATTGGCGACGAGAAAGCTAGGGTTGTAGCGGCTAGTTCACTAATTATCAAGAAAAAGTATGTCAGAAGTTGAAGCTCTTGATCAAGCCGTTATGCTCAACCGTAGCGCCTTTTTTAACAAAATACGCGAGGCTCAAACAGCAATCGATCGCAGGCAAGAACAGCAGGTAAAAATAATCTCTTTTGATACTAGTCTTGGCGGCTTTAACGTCAAGCATCCAGATGGAACGTTGGGCTTTGCTAAAGCAATTTCAAACAGTTCTAATCTCTATAAAGGTGCCTATGTTAGCTTGGTGCGTCCAGGCGGCACCCAAACCGCAATCATTGACACAACTCCTAGAGGCTAATGGCACCACTCACCGGATATTACATTGCAGACAAAGCTTCGATCAAAGCACTCACACCAAGTCAGCGCACCAACGGCTACAGCAGGGCGACATCCATTGGCACCGATGCCGAATGGTATATGTTCCTCGCCGCCTCAACAGCGAACGCAGACGATGACGCGGTACTAATGCCGGATGATAATCCGCCAACCGGACGCTGGCACAAGTACGGTAGCAATCGTGGCGGTGGCATTCCTGGAAGGATTATTTGTAACTCCCAATGCGGTATTGCATGAGGTGGCAGTGGCAAAGCTTTCCAGTTCTATTCGGCTCAGACAGTGGGATTGGTTATAGTGCCAGGGTTTGACATCAACATCCAAACCAACAACGACGCGATCCGCGTCTATCGCTGGTCACAGGAACCAAACACGCCAAGATTTGGGCAGGAAGCGACTCCAATAATTCAACTCCCTAAGACCGGAGGCAAATTCACCGTCAACGTCACCTCGACCTATCGCTGGATTTCGGTGTACGCTCGAAATCCAAGCCAGAATAATAACTTGGACGGCACTTGTTTTACTGTTACCGGGAACGTAATTAGTTTGTTGGGGTACTCCTAGTTGAAAGTCTTTAACAGCTTTTTGGAGCTACTTATTTCAATCTTTTGTGCCTTTACAGTGGCTATTATCGTCGTGCCACTACATTTGCTATTCGCTCCTCTAGCTCGTACAACACAGCCACGCCGCAAAGAGCAACCAGATGATAGATGAATTACTAGCTTGGGTGTTAGCGAGAATCGTCACCCTGCTCCCCAATTACCTTTCCCTTTTAAAAAAGCTAGAAATCGGGGTATTTTTCTTCTGCTGGCGATCGCACCGCGAAGCAAAAAATCTTCCAGCGTATTACGGCTATTTAGAAGCGAAGCTGAAAGATCAAGCACTTTCTGAATACAGCCATGCCCAAGTATTCTGCCAACTCACTGGCAGCAAACTGAACATGTCGGGCGCTGGCTTAATGAGCCGTGAAGAAAAAACTGCCTTTGACTGGGGCTGCGTTAACTGGGATTCTAGCGGCGAATCCTATCAAGCTGATGGGATGAGTACGAGATATTTGTCAGCGAAAGTTTTCTTCTGCTTTCGGACTGCCAACTCCTACGGCTGGTGCGATCGCTTGGCATTCATGCACGTTCTCGAAGAATTTCAATCGCTATTCTACAAACAGTTACTCAAGTTCGTTCCCGAAGAACTGCGAGCAAAGCTAGCTCCAATTGCTGCTGACGAGCTAACCCATGCCACCGAACTTCAAACATCGCTGCGGCTTCTTGCTACCCCAAAACGTCAAGAAAGCCTTGTTTTCCAGTGGCAAGTTCGGAAATACTTAGCGCTGACTTGTCTTCCAGTTGACGCAGTACTCTACCTGTTAAAAATCTTTGCCAATACGAGATAAAAAATCGATACACTCCTGCTGGAGTGCGGAAATTATTGCCACTCCATCCTCTTCATTAATTCCCTCTGGCATATCCCTGAACAACTCAAACATTGCGGCTGCCCCTGCGTAATAAGATCGCCGCATTTCCTGCCTCTGAATAGCTGAAGCGTTTTGCGGTATAATTTGCTTTGCAAAGATTAGCCATTTATTTTCTAATTGTTTTTTCGGCTTGCCGTTCGACCCCACTATTTACTTCCTCCAATAGCTATAATCGCCTAAAATTGCGTACAGATATCGCTTCATGTACGTCTCTGTGGACTTATTAACAATTTTATACTCCTTGTTTAACTCTGGTTCGGGCGGGATATGCTTGACCGCCTTCCCAGCGATAATCCGCATGTAGATTTCTGCACTTACTCTGATTATGTTGCTCATGATTGAGACGTGAAACTTTTGGCAGCCCACTGGATTAGCTCAGTAGCTAATCCAGTGGGTACATCTAATTGGCAGCATCAACATCTTGAGGATGACGCTTGTCCCAAATGTACGTTGCGGCTCCCATTAAAGCTTGCAAATGCTCATCAGTCAAAGGGTTCGTCTCATCGTTGGAAGCCCAAGTTATCGCCCAAGCCAAATTGTCAGGCGTCAAATATCGCATTCCTTTAGCTATCTCAGCAGCAACAGCGTCCCCGTTAACCGCAGGGGCAGACTCTGGGCGAGTGGGCATGTTGATTACGTTACTGGGTGCGCTAGGCGTACTGGGTACAGAAAGATTTTCATCCGCATTTGGAGCAAATCCTTCGTTACGAGGTTGCTCTGGCAGCAGTCCACTACCACTAGACCGCCCACTGAGTCCAACTGCCTTGGCAGGGTTCTTGGCAGCTTCTTCTTCTGCTATCCGAGTAGCAGCAGCTGCAAAGTCGGCAGGCAAGAGCAAAGCTGCATAAATTACATCCGTTTCCATCCCATCGCTTGGCTCATCGAATCGGATCTTGAATCCGGCAGTGCCCTCAGCCGAAACAACACTGCCACTAACGCCAGCATATTGTTCAGCCTTCAGCGAAACTGTCACCTTCTCACCAAGCTTCGGAGTCCACTTAGCTGGTTTCTGCTCGGCTTCACAAACGACCCTGTGAGCATAGTGGATTGATTTATTGTTCAGAAGCTCCAGCAAAGCTTTTGCGCCATCGGAATCTGGGTCAGCTTCAATTATTGCCAGTACCTTATCAGCCTTCTGAAAATTTTTCCCACTGCCCAGCCCAACACGAGCCGCGACAATATCGCGCACCTGACCTTTACTCCCTCCAGGAAAATTTTCCTGGTTCTCAGATGATCGCCCTTTCCTGGATTTTGCTTTCGCCGATTCTATCGGCAACCAGAACCTGGCTTCCCGTACCTTCTGTTCAACCGTTTTCTCCCGAACGGCGTTATCCAAAAGCAGGGCTTCCAGCACATCTGCTTCATCGTCGAACTCCCGCACCTCTACAATCAAGTGCCGAATGCCCTTTTTCTTAGCTGTCCGCAGTCGGCGGTTGCCACCGACTACATCCCCATCACGGGTAACTAGCAATGGCTTGATCCATCCACTGCTCTCGATCATTTCCTCAAGAGCGGTGTCGTCTTCCTGCTCCCCATAAATTTTGGAATTAATCGGGTGCGATCGCAGGCGATCAACCGACACTTCATAAATGCCCACTGGTAGCAATTCAACGGCTGGGGCTACCTGGACATTGCCATCATCCACAGGTTCAACCGCAAGAAGTTCAACAGCTGGAACATCTTCAACTTCAACGGCTGGGGCTACCTGGACATTGCCATCATCTACAGATTCTACAGATTCTACAGATTCTATAGGTTCTATAGGTTCTATAGATTCCAGAGCCAGCAGCAATGGCATTTCCTCTAAGAAAAAGCCATTGTCATGCAAAACTTCTTCTTCGTCGTCAAACTGAAGCGCTACCTCTACCTGTACACCCTGCCCCCCTTCAGTACAAGCGTAGCTAATCACCGTTGCAGGTGAGTCATACATGAGAACTCGTTCGCCAACGCTCGGACATAATGCCAGCGCCGAAGCCGTGTCGTTACAGATTGGGTGAATTAACCAATACCCATCTGAATCTATATCAAGCCGCAATCCTTGTTCTAAAGCGTAATCTTGAGCTTCAGCAGTTAGCTTGTCAATCACTTCCTTGTCATCAGCAGCTATTTGAACGGCTTCAGCAAGCGTCACAAGCATATCAACAGCTTTTGGATTAGCTTTTAATGCTGCGGTCGGCGATCGCATGATGTAGTCGGCTCCGCAAAGCATTGCCAATTCCCGCAGCCTTTCAATCGGTGGCAGATTGGCAGTCCCATTTTCTAGCTGCTTCAGCTTTCTCTCCAAGCCTGCGATTCGGGTTTTGTTCCCGGCTGGAGGTCTTTGCTTCACGAACTCAAGGGCTAATGAAACAGTGCTGTAGCTAGCACGAACAAGAGCATTCTGGACGTTAATATCTCCCCAGGAAGCACCAATTATCCAATCAAAGTCCCCTCGGTCGAACTCTGGGTCGTCGATCGTTTGCCAGCGATCAATCGGCAGAACCTGATTATTGCTAACCAAAATCCAACCACGAGCCTGAATTTCTTCAACAAAATCTAATCTCGAACCGATTATCTGCCCATTCTCGCAGCTAGTTACTCGAACCAAATCGCCGACTTTAATCATGCCGGAGTTGGCTACTTCATCAACTTCGAGCAAGGCTGGCTGCTCTGGCATCGGAGTTCCGTCTTCCTCCCAGCAGACCAGCACCGTTGGCACTCCCCCTTCATGCATTTCGGTTATCTTTCCAAGCTTCGTGGAATTCTTCTTAGAGACAAGCAAACCAATCGACAATTTATCAAAAGCATCTTTATTAATGCGGCGGGTCTTCAAACTCTCCAACTCTCTGTTGTACTTGGCTCTGTCCTTGTTACTTAGGCGATGGTTCGCCAAAAGCTTTGTTAGCTCTGCTTCTCTTAAAGGCTGTTCGGTCTTCAAAATTGCACTAATCAT